CTGACAGCTTTGCTGACATTGTTCGTGGTATGCATCTATACGGTCGTAAGATTCTTCGTCCTGAAGCAATCGTTACTGCCCGTTATAACGCAGCATAGGAAGGACATAGAAAATGGCTACTCTTACTACATTTCTAAAGCCTGTACATGGGCGGGGCAATCCTTCACGAAAGCCCTACTTGATTGAAAATATTGTTGACCTTACTGCAAGTGCGGTTGACGCTTCTTCAGGCGATATCATTCAGGCACTAACTGTTCCTGCAAGTACTGTTATTCTTTGGGCTGGTATTCAGGTTAAAGAAAGTGCAACCATGAACACTGGTAGTAATGCTACTGCAATTCTTGGTTCAGCAGTAGATGACAACGAGTACGTTGCTTCATTTGATATTGATGGCGCTTCTGATGGTGTTTATGCACCCACAGTAGCACAAGCTGCTGTGCTTGTTGCTGCTGCTGCAGATACGCTGGATTTAACTTTTACTGGTGACGGTGCAACTTTCACTGCAGGTAAGCTGCGTGTCTTTGCAATGTTGATGGACGTCAGTGAAATTGGTGTTAGTTCTGCCGATGAAGTAGATCGTGATCTGCTGGCTTAACTTAAAATATATACTTTTGGGGCTGGCTATATGCTGGCCCCTTTAGTGCATCTTAAGGAAACATAATGGCATATAATTATCTAGGTTTAGTCAATGACGTAAACAGACGTCTCAACGAAGTGGAGCTTACTGCTAGTAACTTTGTGGCTTCTATTGGCGAGTACGCTATGGTTAAGGATGCAATTAATGTTGCTATAAGACAGATTAATCAATACGAATTTTCATACCCTTTTAATAGTTCGGTTAATAGCAGTACCTTAACTCCGGGTGTTACTAGATATACAATACCTACTAATACTAAACACATAGATTATAAAACCTCAAGAATTAAAAAAGACACAACACTTAATGCCTCTGGCAACAACTTGTCAACAATGACCTACTACGAATACATTGCCCAAGCTTATGCAAGTCAAGAAGATGAGATACAGTCTACAACTATTGATGCTACGTCTGGCTTATCAGCATCAGTAGAAACAATCTCCGTTACCTCTTCAACAGGCTTTAGTGCTACAGGAACATTATTCATAGGTGGGGAACAGATTTCATATACGGGCATATTAGGTAATGATTTTACAGGTTGTACTAGAGGAGCTAATAGTACTACAGCAGCAATCATTGCTGACGATGTAGTAGTAACACAGTTTGATAACGGTGGTGTACCCAGACACATTGTGCGTACCCCCGATAATAACTATTTGCTTTACCCCTTTCCAGATAAACAATATACATTAGTCTTTGACTTCTTTACCCTACCCACAGATCTAGTTGATGCTACAGAGGTACCAAGTTTACCTGAGCAGTTTAGAACTGTTATTGTAGAAGGTGCTATGTACACAGCATACATGTTCAGGGGTGAGACACAAGAAGCTACTATTATGAAGAATAACTTTGAAGAGGGTATTAAGAACATGCGTACTCTTTATATTAATAAGTATGACTACATTAGCTCCACTCTGATTAATAAGTCAGCAACCACTTCTATGACCAATAGTAGAATTAATTAATGCCTACAACTAGAGAAACTTTTCCCGTAGAATTTAAGGGTGGCTTAATTACAAACATAAGCCCTCTACAACAAGGCATTAACATGCCGGGTTCTGCAATTACTTTAAAGAACTTTGAGCCTTCCATTGTTGGTGGGTATAGAAGAATACTAGGATTCTCTAAGTTTGCTGCAGCTAAGATACCACCATACGGACTAGCTGTTGTAGATGGTGCAAGTCAAACTGGCACTACTTTAACTATTGCAAGGACACATACTACGCCTGTAGCAGGAGATACATTTACAGTAACAGGTATAACAGGTACTTATACTATATCAGGTTTATCTTTTGATGCAGGTAATAATAGAACTACATTAACTCTAGAAAGTAGTTTAGCATCTAGTCCAGCTAACGGAGCAGCACTAACATTTATAACTTATGACACTGCATACAGAACACAAGGTATGGAAGTGTTTGGCGATGATGTTATAGTTGCATTAAACTCAGACATTTACAAAACTTCTGGTGGAGATGTTGCATTCACTAAAGTAAACGTACCTTCGTATGGTACGGTACTAGTTAATTCGGGAAGTGGTGTAGCTGAAGATGCTACTTCTTTACCTGTAGATGGACTTACTGCTGCTCCTCAAATAGGAGACATGTTTACAATAGCAGGTATTGATAAAGTATACACAGTTACAGCAGATGCTGGTGGTATAGGTGCACAAACTTTAACTATAAGCCCCGAACTAGATAGTGCTGCAGCCGATAATGATGCTGTAACATTCATAAGTTTAAACAGAGAAGGCGCTGGAAGAACAAGATTTTCTGAGTACAACTTTTCAGGTACACGTAAAGTTGCAATAGTTGATGGTGCTAATCCACCTGCACTATATGACGGCACTACTTTTGTAGAACTAACAGGCGCACCATCAAGTGCGATTTCAGCAACACATGTAGCTAATTTTAAAAAACATATATTTTACGGCAAAGCTGATATAGTTACCTTTACTGGTCCACTATTAGATAATGACTTTACTTCTGGTAATGGTGGAGGTAGCTTTAGGGTTGGTGGTTCTGTTACAGGATTAATACCTTTTAGAGAATCTTTAATAGTTTTTACAGACAGAACTATACAACAAGTATCAGGCAGTACATTATCTGACTTTGCAATAAAACCTATCAGTGAAGACATTGGGTGTATTGATGGAGATACTATCCAAGAAATAGGTGGAGACATTATGTTCCTCACCGCTGATGGTTTAAGACTACTAGGTGCTACTGATCGTATTGGTGACTTTGGTTTAGGTATTGTCTCTAAGGCTATTCAGAGTACACTAGGTGACTTTATACAGTCTGCTAGTTTATTTACTAGCTTAACTGTAAGAGCTAAGTCACAGTACAGACTATTTGCTTTTAATCCTGAACAAGTTGGTGCTGCAGCAAAAGGTATAATAGCTACACAGTTTGCACCTGAAGGTGGTGAAGCATTTTCTTTTGCAGAGATACGAGGCATGGAAGTATTTTCTGCTTCTAGTAAAATGGTAGGTTCAAAAGAAGTTATTGTTTTTTCTGGTAATAACGGCCTTATCTATAAGATGGAAGATGGTAATAGTTTTGATGGTGGTAATATATCTGCTGAGTATCTATCACCATACCTACCAATAAATGATCCAAGGGTTCGTAAAACAGTATACAAAGCTAATTTATTTACAGACCCACAAGGTGCTGTTAATTTTATCTTTAACTTAAAGTTTGACTTTGATGAGCTAAACTCAGTACAACCTGCGGCAATAACTTTTTCTAATGAAAGCGCACAAATTGCATTCTTTGGTGTAAATACTTTTGCTAAATATGCAACAACAGCTTCTGGTTCTAGCGGTGCAACAACTATAACTGTAGCTGCAAATACTAATATGGCATTTGGAGATACGATAACTGGAACAGGTATACCTAGCAATACTACAATTACGGTAGTAGACGGTACAACAATAACAATAAGTGCTGCCTTGACATCTAATATAAGTAATGTTAGAGTTACTAACGTAGCATCAGTTTTTGGTGGTCAAGTACAAAACCTATTTAAAACACAAACAGTAGGTTCAGGTTTTACAACAGCAATCCAATTCAAAAGCGATAGTACAGACCCACCTTTTTCACTTGATACAGTGACATTAGAGTACGGCACAAACACAAGAAGGTAGAATAATGGGAACAGGATATACAAGAAATGATGTGGACAATAACATTGCTGATGGTAATGTTATTAATGCTGCAGATTTTGATGGAGAGTTTGATGCGGTTGTAACTGCATTTTCTACCAGTGGTCACACACATGACGGTACAACTGCAGAAGGTGGTCCAATAAGCATTATTGGGCCGGGTCAAGATATCACTGTTAGTGCTACTATTGTTTCACCTAAATCAAACAATGCAATAGACTTGGGTACAGATGCCTTAGAGTTTAAAGACATATACATAGCTGGTGTAGCTTACATTGAGGG